TGCTTTCGTAGAAGGTATTATGGAAGGTAAAGAATGGATCTGGAACAACGGTTTAATTAAAGAAGCTGAGATTGCACAAATGAGAGATAACATAGAAGAAAACGCAAAGCAAGATAATTCCAAAGCCAACGCTTTAGAGTTTGCAAAGTTTCTTCAAAAGTTATAAATTTATAAATAAATGTAATACTACGAAAAGGAGTAATCCCCATGGCAAATGAATTAGATAAAACCATTGAGGAATTAGAAGCAGAAGTACTTGGTGAACTAGAAGAAGCCAATGGACAGGACGCTCCTATGAAGTCAGCTGCGCCAGCAGACAAGATTGACACCTCAAAATCCGACTACGAAGATACAGGTAAGGCTGTCGTAGATCCTGAGCAAAAAGACTCACCAGCAAAGAAAGTCGCTTCTAAAGCGAAAGAAATTGGCGGTGATGTTGCACAAAAAGGTGAAGGAAAGCCAGATAAAATGGCTAAGATTAAAGAAGACGCAAATGGCGACGAGTCTGATGAAGACGAAGCACCAGTTGAAGAAATGCCCAAAACTAAAGATGCAATGATTAATGCAATGTATGAAAAGATGAAAGGCATGAAAGCTGGAGAGCTTAAAGCCGCTTACGGTAATATCAGAATGGCAATGGACGCCCCAGACGAAGAAGAATCAGAAGAAGATAAAGCAAAATCTGAAGCTGTTGAAGCTCGTTTAAAATCCATTGATGTTGCAGAACACGTTGAAGCTTTATTAAATGGAGAGGGTGACCTTTCTGAAGAGTTTAAAACGAAAGCAGCTACTGTATTCGAAGCTGCAGTAAAATCTAAAGTACGTTCAGAAGTAGAACGTATGGAAGAGGAATACAAAACAGAACTGGAAGAAGATATAAACGCAACAAAAGACGAGTTGACTGAAAAAGTTGATACTTATCTTAACTATGTTGTTGAAGAATGGATGAAGGAAAATGAACTGGCAGTTGAAAGAGGACTTAAAGGCGAAATCGCAGAAGATTTCATCTCAGGTCTAAAACAATTGTTCGAAGATCATTATGTTGATGTTCCAGACGAAAAGTACGATGTACTTGAAGCACAATCTGAAAAGATTTCAGAACTAGAAGGTAAGATTAATGAAATGATGGAAGCTTCCATTACTCTAAAATCTAATAATGCCGAATTAGTTAAGGAACAGGTAATGTCAGAAGTTTCTTCTGATCTAGCCGAGACAGAAATTGAAAAGTTTAAGTCACTTATCGAAGATGTAGATTATTCTAATGAAGCATCTTATCGTGAAAAACTAAGCACATTGAAGGAAAGTTATTTCCCTAAATCTGCTCCAGTTGTGACTGAAGCAATTGATGATGTACAAACTGGCCAAGCACAGGACGTTGATTCGTCAGGTTCAATGGCAGCATATATGTCTGCGATTGGTCGAACTGTCAATAGTGCAAAATAAACAATTTTATAAATAGTAGAAAATAAAAGGAGAAACAAAATGTTTCAAACAGAACATCTACAAGAAAAGTGGTCGCCAGTCCTTCAGCATCCTGATCTTCCAGAGATCAAAGATAGCTACAAGCGGGCAGTCACAACAATCATCCTTGAGAACCAAGAAAAGGCTCTAAGAGAAGACAGACAATTTATGACAGAGGGAACTCCAACTTCATTCGTTGGTGGGAACGGCGCATTAGACACATGGGATCCGATATTGATCTCATTAGTAAGACGTTCTATGCCTAACCTTATTGCATATGACATCTGTGGCGTACAGCCAATGACAGGCCCAACAGGACTTATCTTTGCTATGCGTGCTCGTGGACTATCAATGGACGGTGCAGAAGCTCTTGCTGACGAACCATCAATGTTGTCTAACCAAGATGCTGGTAGTGATACTGGTGGTGGAGACATCGCTGGAACTAACCCATCTGTTCTTAATGACAGCCCTGCTGGTGCTTATACAAGTGCAACAGGTATGACTACAGTTCAAGGTGAAGCTTTAGGTGATACTACAACTAATGCTTTCGCAGAAATGGCGTTCTCAATCGAGAAGCACACAGTAACAGCAGTTACTCGTGCTCTTAAAGCTGAGTACACTATGGAACTTGCTCAAGACCTTAAAGCAATCCACGGATTGGACGCAGAAACAGAATTGGCAAACATATTGTCAACTGAAATTCTTGCAGAAATTAACCGTGAAGTTGTTCGTAACATCTACGTTTCAGCTGTTAAAGGTGCCTCTTCAAATACTACAACTGCTGGTATTTTTGATCTTGACACAGACTCAAATGGTCGTTGGTCAGTTGAGAAGTTTAAAGGTCTAATGTTTGCAATCGAAAGAGATGCAAATGCTATCGGTCAACAAACTCGTAGGGGTAAAGGTAACATGATCCTTTGTTCTGCTGACGTTGCGTCTGCATTACAAATGGCTGGTGTTCTTGATTACACTCCTGCTCTTAATAACAACTTGAATGTTGATGATACTTCAACTACATTCGCTGGTACTATGAATGGTCGTTATAAAGTGTATATTGATCCATATGCTGCAAACGTATCTGCTGCTCAGTACTACGTTGTTGGATATAAAGGTACTTCACCTTACGATGCTGGTATGTTCTACTGTCCATACGTTCCTCTACAAATGGTTCGTGCGGTTGGTGAAAATACTTTCCAACCAAAAATCGGGTTTAAAACTCGTTACGGTATTGCTGCTAACCCATTCCACACAGGAACAGTTGCAGCTGGTGCTGACGGAGCAATCTCCATCAGTTCTGCTACCAACAAATATTACAGAAAAGTTAAAGTCTCTAACCTTATGTAATAATAATAGTTGGGTTAACCAACTAACTACAACAAACTTAAAGAGGGGATTTATTCCCCTCTTTTTTTTGTTATAAATAGTAGTATGACAACAGGAACTTCACCTCTTAGTAGACAACCAACTGTATTAGACTATTCTAGTCCCACACAGTTTAGGTTTATGATACACCAACTTCCCAAGGTTGAGTTTTTCACTACGGCTGCAAATATTCCAGCTATATCATTGGGTGAATTAGTTATACCTACACCTTATAAAAGTATACCAATTCTAGGTGACAACCTTACTTTTGATAATTTATCAATTTCATTTATTGTAGATGAAGAATTACAAAACTATCGTTCAATTCACGATTGGTTAATTGGTATTGGTTTTCCAAAAAGTAAACAACAGTTTATTGATTTTCGTAGAAGTGGATCAAATACACCTGATGATGGTATTGGTGGAAATACTGATATTGGTAAAGTGGGTAGCGCTACAGCAGATAAAGCTTTCTACTCTGATGCAACTCTTACAATACTTTCAAATAAAAATAATCCCCTTGTAGAAGTTCGTTTTGCAGACTTATTTCCTGTTGCATTAAGTGGACTAGACTATACACAAAATGTAACTGATGTTGAGTATCTTACTGCTACAATAGACTTTCGTTACAAACTATATGAGATAATACCTATAACATAATGGAGTAATTATGAATCTTGATGAATTGAAGCATGGAGTTTATGCTGATCTAAAAATAGATAATGAACATTTAGATACAGAATCCTTAAAAAACCAAGAAATTAAAGCAAAATATTTAGATGTTAAGTCTAAGTACGAACTTCTTTTGTTTAAAGCAAAAGGTGACTACAAACGTATATACCGTGACAAATGGGAATACTATGGTGGTAAGTCAGATGCTAAGATTTATATTAGTAAACCTTTTGATATTAAAGTTTTAAAGACAGACCTGAGTGTATACATTACATCTGACCAAGATGTAATAGATGCAGAAAATAAAATTGGTTATTTAGAGACAGTTGTTGATTATATCAAAGGGGTTATTAAATCAGTTGATAATCGTGGTTGGGATATTAAAAACGCCATAGAATGGAAGAAATTTGAAGCAGGAGTAACATACTAATGAGATACGCACAATTATATGCACAGTGTAAGATACCAACAGATTTAATTAAAGATACTTTGTCTTTTGTTGATTTAGATAAAATGCAAGAAGCTACTGTAGCCACTGGAAAAACCACGGAGGTTGCAGAGGTAAATCATAATTCTAGAAATGCTAATGT